CAGCTTTCGGCGGCTTTTTTTAGGTCTCTCATTAGATTCTCCTTCGAGCTCGAAATAACTGCCATCTTTGTCTCCCAAAGTTGTAAATGAAATATGGAAATGTGAGCGGTGAGGATTAGCGCCGTTGTATTTACGCCGTTTCCAACCCAGTATCGGACTCATAATCTTTCCATCGTAGATTATGTATTTAATTCTTTTATCGCCGTTCTTTGCTAACTTACGAATCTTCTCGACCAGCGCATAACATTCCTCTTTATGTGCCGATAGGTCAGAATCTATATCTATAGCTCTAACGATTCCATCTCTTGGTATATGGTCAGAAGTGCCTTTAGAGAGGTGACGAGAATCAGCAATCCAGCCGTCAGACTTACGATCCCTATCAGGATAATCGTCATCAATCTGCTCCCGAAGTTGAATACCTGCTGCACATAATTTAGGCATCGACTTCAATCCAATTTAAACTATCTTCATCCCAATACCATAAACCTTCAGGCTTAGGTGTTGGCGGTTGCCAATCAAAGTTTTCATCAAGCGACCAAGATGGATACGGCTGTGGCGCAATAAATACATCATTAAATGCATCATAAGTGAAACCAATGCCAGCATATTGCTTACGAATATTATGATTGTATGAAGTGCGTTTAATGTTGTAACCAGTTACTTTAGTGTAAAAAGTTTCAGGGTCTAACCCATTAAGTAATTCTGTTTCATCTACGCCAACTGTTACTTTAACTACCAAATTATTTTCGTCTATCCAAGCATAATGCGCCATTATGACCAGCTCACAGTTCCAGCGGTTGCAGCCGTGATAGTTGCTCTTTTATATCCACCGCTTGCAGCGCTCTCAGTTCCTGTTACACCTGCACCAAAGCTGATAGTGCGAGTATCTGGATAGCGCAAAATTACTACACCGCTTCCACCTTGCCCGCCATTTGTTGAGCCAGGAGAGCGACCACCACCACCGCCACCGCCAGTTTGTGGATCACCATTTTCTGGTCCGCTTCCGCTATCGCCATCGCCACCACCACCATCGCCACCAGCACCGCCAGTATTACCACCAGTAGTTCCACCACCGCCACCACCATAAAAAACAGATGATCCAGTTATATTAGTTGAAATACCATCTCCACCAGCTCTAGTGGCATCTGTGCCACCAGCTTCACCAGCACCACCGCCGCCACCAGAAGTGAATGAAACGCCGTTCTCTCCTACAAAACCCTGATTGGCAGTGCTTGGACTTGGACTTATATCGTTAGTTCCAGTGCGACCATATCCGCCGCCAGATGATCCACCAGCTGCAGGTGCATAACCTTGAGAACCGCCTCTGCCGCCACCATCTGATTCTAAATCTATAAACTCAGATAAAGTTCCAGAAGTTCCAGCAGCGCCGCCGCCACCGACATTTATATTGTAATTAACGCCAGCACTCAACGATAAAGAACTTTCTAAACTTCCACCGCCACCAGTTGCGCCTACTGTGCAACGAACTCCACCAGCGCCACCGCCACCACCTTCACCATTACCACTTATGCCTTGACCGCCGCCACCGCCACCAGCAACAATTAAATAATCAACTGTAAAAGTGCGCGGATAGTTTTGTGAAGCAATTATCCCGATTAAACTCATTAAGCAATATCTCCTACAACATACCAAGTGTCAGTTGCAACTTTAATGCAAGAAGCGGCTGAAAATTGTGCTCTTAACTTAGGATCTGTGGCAGTTGCTCCAGTTGATGAGATTGTAGTAGTGCCTGAAGTTACAGCCTTGATAGTTGTCTGACCTGCTCCAATTTGAATAACATTGATTACTGTTCCAACTGGAAAAGCAACATTGGCATTGGTAGGGATTTGAAAGTCATTAGCAGAAGCCACAGACATTGTTACAAGTTTTTGATCTGCATCCGTCAAAACTACTGTGTAGGTAGCCGTTTGTGCATTTAGCGTTACTGCTGAACCTGCTCGGTAATCAAAAGATACAACTGGGATTGGGCCAGTTCCCGAAGCTACGGAAATACCAGTTCCAGCTTGGACTTCAGTCAAATCTCCAACATTCGGAGTAATAAAAGTAAAGTCCATATCCGCATTACTTGCCTTGCTTAATATCTGACCAGTTGTCCCACCTTTGAGATCAACAAGTGAAGTATCTATACCATCACCTAGGTTGCGGATGGCAGCTGCGCCATCCTTAACTAAGTCTGTGTCTGCTGGCGTTGGCCAGTTAAAATTCGTAGTATTCGGCATATTTCTCCTTAGGCTACGATTGTAGCGTCTAGCCAGTATAAAGCTGGGTTTATTGTATTCCAAGACTCGGTCAAAGGAACATCAATCCATTTCATCGCCTGAAGGCTAAAAGCTATTGGAGACAAATTAAGAGTCAGGTTAAGTTGATTGAGGCTAGCGGTCCAAGTCCAGCCTTCTACGAATCCTTGGAATTCTCCATTTACCATATTGGCTGGCAAGTTAATGATATTGAGCGGTTGGCCCATAAATACATTTAGTAGGTCATCCCGATCAGCATCTGGTATTTCTGGGCTAGCTACTGGGAAGGTTATCTGCCTTAGGGCAAATTGAGGATAGGCGCGAATGAGGAGATAGAAGGCTGCCTGAGCCTCAGCATCTCCTTGGTTGCGCAGTGTGGTTGATATTGTGGTTGCTAGTTCCCCATAAAGATTAATAGAGGCTTCATCAGTATCTGTAGTGCTTTGATTTCCTTGAGAGCCATAAGCAATAGTTATTGAATTTCTAACATCGCCAGCTCGTTTTAAAATTGATAAGGCAGGTCCAATCGCATCGTTTCCATCTAAATCCACATAGCCATTAGTTGCTAAATAAGTTGATCTATGAGTTGAATCTGCATAACCGATTCTGCCTTGAGCATCTTCATAAAGATAACCAAGTCCGCTAGTGGCAAAGCGAGAAGCTAGGTTATAAACTGTGTCGTTTAGATTGTTTTCAGAATGAAGCTCATAATCTCCTGGAGTATCGATTTCTCCAAGGCCCGTATTTTCTGCATCCTGCCATTGAACTAGCGGGTCATAACCATTCCAAGTCTCGGCAGCTGGAACTTCATTCCATTGACTCAATAATACTGAACTGAGAAGTTCAAGAATTCGGTCTCCATCAAATTGATGAGCAAAGTTGCCTACATATACTGCTCGACTTAATCGGGCTAGAGCTCCCACTGCAATTATTTTAATTTCTTGGCTGGTGGCAGTCGAGCCAGAATATCTAACTGTTATGCCTAAGTCTGTAATGAACCCACCAAATAGATTTACGAAAGTAGCACTTGAATCTTGGACTTCAATAGTTACTGCATCGTTAATCTCAAAGGGAACTGAGGCCTCGGCGGTTTCAAGAAGCGTAAGGTTGCAATAGCCAGCAATTGGCTGCGAATAAATATCCGTTCGACCAGAGGTAATAGTTAGGCCGCTAAGAGTTGCGCTAGTAACTGTTGATCCATTTACCTTGACGCGATAGATAGGATTCCAGATACTCATAAGACTAGTTGGCTACCCCCGCCACCTGTTCTGGCTTGAGTCTGGTTTAGCGCCAAGATAACTGCTCGGGTAAATCCTTCTTCATCTATGGCTGATGGGGCATTAACATTGACAATAACATTGCCGCGTTCTTCGCCAAGTCTAGCTGCTGCTACATCGAAGCTAGAAGGGATGGCATTACCGCTTGGCGTTTTGATTATTGGAGCTGAAGCAACTGCAGGTGCATTATTAGATCTGGTAGTGCCTGCTGGACTTGCACCCTGAGTAATCGCAGGTGCTCCTGTTGTTTTCGGTATAGATGCGCCTGTTGTAAAGCCACTAGGCAAACTTGCACTTGGAACTGTATTGCCACCAGCGCCAGCAATATTCGCGGATACCTGTCCCGTATCATTACGCCGAGCCAAAGCATTACCAGCCGCTAAAACTGCCGCTGCGCCTGCAGTCGCTCCAACGCCTAAAAGTGGATTTAAAGCAAAAGCACTTGCAATACCAGCAACTATAGCAGAGGCTTTAAGAGCATTATAAGCTTTTATCAATGTGTTTATTAACGCAATTGTGGCAACCACTCCTGCCTGAATTTTACTAACGACAAACATAGTTGTAAGTATTGCAGCGGTCGCAATTGCTACTTCTTTTAATTCGACAACGATATCAAAAACTTTACGAACTCGAGAGCCCCATTTTTCAGCACTTCTTTCTGTTTCTGTAAGGCTTTCCTTCAAACCATCTCGACCAGTCAAACCAGATATAAATGATGATAAAGCAGGAACTAAAACTTCTTTGGTGAATTTTGCCAGTTCCTGTATAGCGGGCAAAAGTGCTTCTCCAAGTTGTGCTTTTGCATCTTCAACGGATGCAGCAATTTGTCTTTGTGAGTTAGCCAAGCCGTCTGATGTCCTAGCAAAATCACCTTGAGCCAAATTGGTTTGTTCTAAAATTACCTTTTGTGCAGCTAATACCTTTTGTTGAGCGGTCAAAGCCCCAGTGCCTGAATAAATACCTAATTCAAGGGCTGCTGCTCTTAGTGTCGCATCATCTAACAAAACACCATAACGGCGTAAAGGTTCTGCTTCACCGCGTAAAGCAGCCCCTATTGCATTAATCGCATCCTCTGGAGTTGTGTTATTAAATGATGCAAGATCAGATGCTAGTGATACAAAATCAGCAGAAAAATCGACCAAAGCTTCGCCAGATAAACCAGCGGCTTTGCCAAAAATAGCAAAGTTAGCTGCAGCATCAAGAGCTTGTTGCTTTGACTGGCCT